TCTTGACCTGCGTCACTAATTGCAGCTGTCAATGTTGCTGCTGCATCAGCTTTACTTACTCTAGTTCCACCACCTGTTGATGATTTGCTTGAGCCTGCTGCAGGGGATTTTTTAACATATACGCCAGCTTTAGTAAGAATCATTCTGACTCCATTAGGGCTTTCTCCTAACTCCTCAGCAATATCCTTTACAATCTCCATACTTGTTTCTGGGGTTGCTTCAGCGTCTGTATACATTTCAACGGCTTGTGCTTTGGATTCGTCTGTCCATGCCATGCGTCTTCTCCTTTTATTTCTGAGAGACTCGGGCATGCCTGGGCACCACCCTGTCGCGTCTCTCATTTGGTTATAATATCTATCACTCATTAATATATATTATACAGATTTTTGAGTGCGTTGTCAAGAACTATTTTTTGTTCCATGACCAAAATGTTCATGAATTGTGTGAAGTTTATCTTCAGCATGAGCTATAATTTCTATTTGACTTTCAATTGCTTGCACTATTTCAGGGTGTTCCCCAATACCTACTGCATTTCGTTGATATGCCATTACATTAGCTTTAGCTATAGCTATTTCTCCCTTTAATTTAAGGCATAAAGCCTCTAATAAATAATTCATTTTTCTTTCCTTAATGCGTTTACATATGATAATACATATTGCTTTCTTTTTATGTCTGACACAACTACTTGCCATAAGGCAGGTGCTATAATTAACAAGGAGAGAGCATATATTATAAAATGTAAACTCCTATATTTTTGTAGTAATGCTATTTCGTATGTCTGTATTAGTCTGCTAATGATACTCCATGTTCTTACGAGTACCATGAACCAAGTCGACAACCAAAACGCAACTACAACCTGTAGTACGTCCATTGCTTTCTCCTTATTTGTAGATGTCTATTCCGTATTCTTTTAAATGTCGTAAACTACCTAAGTCATAAGCGAGTGCATGTGACCAAAATCCGCCAATCTTTTGCCAACCAAAATATTTAGTATCAAAGTCTGTCATAGTAATAACAAATATCTGATAACATTTGGCTCCATATTTTTCTACATAATTTGTAGAATGTGTTGTGGCTTCTTTCTTGATGATAGCTATGGTATTGTATTTCGCAGACCACACTCTTTCATCAGTTTCAAACTCTTCTACTACGCATTGCTCTGGTAGCATAGGAGTTTTCCATTGATAAGATGACATTTCAGATTTTGTAATCTTCTGAGGGACGCCAACATTATCAATTAAGTTGCGAACAAAGGTAGTAGACCTGAATAACGATTTTGCTATTTCTGATACTACTTGTCCATCTAGGTATCTTTCTATTGCATCGCGTTTTTCCATCTCGGTTGCTCTTTTACCCCTGTTCTGTTGTTTTCTTCTTGTCCTATAATCTAATATATCTTTATGCTCCGCTATAATACTACCTAATCTTGTAGTATTATAACTAATGTTGAGCATCTCACAGGCGACCTTTTTAGTTATAGGACTGTCGCCTTCTAGTAATTCTATTACTCTATTTAAGTTTGCTTCATCTAGCTTTTCGTGTTCGCGTTTTCTAGTCTGTCTCATTCTTACTCCCTAGTAATATAATTGCATAGTGCATTATTTTTAGTAAATCTAAATCGTTCTTTCCTGCTTTCTTTCCATATCTTTTTGCATACTTAATAATATTACCCATACAAAAACCTTCTCCATGCCCTGAGTCTATAATAAACTCAGTAGCTTGGATTTTGTCTGTGCTGTAATGTTGGTCATATGTTCTATCAATATAAATCTTAAGCGACCTTAGTACTTCATCTTCATTGAATTTATACTTAGTCTTTTTATTTCCGAGAAGAGTTTCATGTTTACTACTAAATATCCCCATCTTCCCTCACTTCTGAGCGAACGACCTCAAAGCCGTTGGGATATCTTTTCTCTAGTTTATTGATATTTTCGTCCATGACTTCATCAGGAGTAAATCCTAATGCTGTACAGCCCTGTACCCAATACCAAAGAACATCTCCTAATTCCCTTTTCATGTGGAATATTTCATCATCAGTAAAGTTTGTATCTGCTTGAAATAGTTTTTTCTTTACTACTTCTGCAAACTCTCCACTTTCTGCTAACATTCCTATTACTGAAGTTAGTAATGTTGCCATGTGTATTTCTGCACCTCTTTCTACAGTTCCATCACTGCGTGTTAGGTGACTCGTTGTACCTTCTAGTTTTAATATTCTACTAGAAAGTCCTAATGTGTTCTTGCTCATTTCTGAGGTTGTTGTTGCTACGAATCTTGCGTAGTCATTAAATTTTTCTGTTGTCAATTTCTTTCTCCACTATTTCTTGTATGTCTGCTAATTTATACCACAATCCTGAATACATAGACTGTCTGCCATCTTCGTATATTACTGTGTATCTTTTGTACCCATAAGGTCTATCAGAAAATATTCTAGCAAATGGGTATCCTGCTTTTATGTCATATGTACTTTCTAATAATCTCATCTAGTTATCCTACTGTCATAATCAGCGTAGTCTTCGTTCCACCAATGTGGTTTATCTCTAAACTTCCAACTAGCAAAGGTAGCTTTGTCAAGATGGTAGTAGTCTCGATAAGACTGTATAGGATTTTCATAATCTTTTAGTTCATCAGGCATAGCTAATCCAAACTCTGTAAAGCCTAATCTTTTCATATGTATTGGCTCAGGTAGTTTATTTACTACTTCATGTATGGACTTATGTTCTTTGCCATATCTGTATCTATACTCGTCATTCAAAGCATTGCCATAGCAGTGTGTCCACTCGTGATTGTCTAGTGATGACCTTGCCCAAATAGTGCATGGGTGGTTGTACATCATAGGTAAGTATGGTGTGATTGGTCTTTCTGCTGGGGGTAGATGTTTTATCTTTGCTTTTTCTTCATTGAGTACATCTCGTTCTTCTTTATTGAGTGCACGAGGTACAAACCCTAGAAACTTATCAATCCATATGCTAGTGCATAATATTTGAGCAACTTCTAGCGGCATCTTGACAATGTGTTTGTCAACATGGTACTCGGCACATTTATCTAAATTTTCGTCTAAGTAAAATAAATTCATATGTATATTATACAAAATTTTGAGAGCGGTGTCAAGTATTATTTTTTGCTTCTTCTATAAAGTTGGGTTCTTTGAAAAAGATTCCGAGAGTGAATCTGTACTGGGGTGCTATGTGTGATGTTGGTCTAATACTGTGGGGCGTATTGCCATCGAAGAATATTGACCTATTTGGTTTATATAGAACACTCATCGAGGCTTCACTCATTGCGTCATTATAGAATATAGTTTCTCCATAGTATTCATGTCTCCAATCTGGGTTTATTTGATATACTAAAACTTTGCTACTTCCATGAGTGTGAGGGAACTGTATTGAGGAGGGAAAAGAAAGATTAATTGTAGCACTTTCAAACACTAAACCTTCTAAGCTTTCCATAAGTTTAGTATTTATTATGCTTTCCATAAAATTACTTTGTTGCCATTCTTTATCTGTGAGGGTGTGATGTAGGCAGGGATATTGTCTTGTTTCAAAAGTAGACACATCTCCCCAACCTATTTCATAATTTGTTGAAGCACAGAACATATATAGTGCTTCCCTTGTATCTTCTACTAATGTATTGTCAAATATTTCAACCATACATCTTAGAGAACTCAGTATATCCACCGATATTCTCTCCGTTTACAAAAATTTGTGGGAATGTTCGTGCTGTCGGAGCTTTTTCTAGTAGTTCATGTAGTTCAAACTGTATGCCTAACTGATTATATTCATACTTCAGACCTTTCTGTTCTGCTAAGTTTTTTGCCATATCACAGTATGGGCATTGTTCTTTACCATATATTTCTATCATTTTAATCCTGCTCCTATTAAAAACATAGAGGCACCCATAAAGCCTAGCACTAATACCTGAACTACAGACATAATTGCTACTTGTTTCATAGGGTGAACCTCTACTACTTTTTCTACCCAAGCTTCGCTCGGGGAAAGATTTACTACTTGTAAAATCTTTTCTTCCATTTAATTTCCGTTAATTTTGTCCTTTGCTGTACCAGCATAAAGACCAAACCAAGCTGCTCCTGCTCCTACTACTATACTAATTAACCCTGATTGTTCAAAGGTTGGGTCTGGTAATTCCATAAACCACATAACAGTATAGTATAATAAGAAGATGTAGACAGATAAGAACGCTCTTGGAAATATTCTCCAAGCGTCTATCATGTTAGATAAAAATATCCAACGCTGCCAAGGATTGTCTGGCTCTCTATTTGCTTCCATTTCTGTAATCTTTGCTTTTAGATTACTGTTCTCGGTTACGAGTTCCATAAATTTATTAAGGTCTATCTCAACTTCATTACGACTCATATCTCCTGAGAATTTTTCTTGCTGATTTGACATTCTGTGTCCTCTATTTTTTCGATAAGGTCTATTCTTTCCTCATCGAGCTGTGCCCATACGCTGGGACTATTTGTTGCGTTTTGCAGTTCAATTATACACTTAAGTGCCATTTTTAGATTATTAAGTCTTATTTGCATCACGCAACCACTTATACTCATCACTATTTACATCAATAGGTTCTACCGATGTAGCATGAATCGCGTTAGTTTGGTACTTCCAATGACCTTCTTCAACAGCTTCTGCTATCCAGTTAAAGGGGTCTACAGCATTTAAAGGTGTAGTAAATATTATTTCTACTTTATAACCTTGTTGCTCAGATAATTCTTTCTTCTTTTGTTTTCTTTGATTACTTTGTTCTATCATTTTTACCCACCCGTCTGATTCCTTTTGCCATTGTTTTGAGTTCATTTATTTCCTTTATAAGCTCATCTACTCGTTTGTAGGACTCTTGCAGTTGTTCTTGCAACTGTTTTAGATTTTGTTTTAATACTTTTGTCTCATCTAACTCTGGAGTCATAGCTGTTTTATTCCTAATACGAAATTTTCTGCACAGTCTTCTGCCCATGACTCACTATGTGTAGGATAATATTCTGTTAAGCCTGGTTTGTCTCCATTTTTCATGTGAACTCCCCAATACCCATTCTCTCTATGCTTGACTACATGAGCAACTCTATCTTCCTCTATATATGTAGAGTAGACTTTATACTCATTATTCTGGTTTGTATTTTCCATCTTTTTCCTTTAGTAATGTGAAGGCTTCACTTATATACTCATCTATAGTCATTCCTCGTTCGGCCGCCTGTGCATTCATAGCGTCCCACATTTCTTGACCTATTAAGTATTCTTTGCCTTCAAATTTAATTTGCAAAGAGGTCTGCCTCCGCTTGTCTGCGTCTTGTAAGTCCTTCTAAGACTTTGCCACCTGCTTTGTTCCATCTCATGATTTGTGCTGGTACTCCAGCATAGTCGCCTGCATTTAGCACTTTTAATAGTGTTGAGGCTTGTAGGTTAGCTGGGCCTAAATTGTAAACCCAAGACACTAACGCATCGAA